CCGATCAAGATTAGCCCGGAGGATTTAGTTGATGGCGACTGATTTTCCCAAAAAAGGCGAAGATAAAAAGATTTCTTTGCGTAACTCTAATTATCCGCAGTTTGATCGCGGGTTTGCTGAAAATATAAAAGAGTTCAACGCTGACGTTTGGGGCGCTGGGGGCAATATTCGCGGCAATGAAGCGTTCATGCTTTGGGGTCGGGCGCGGGATGGTTCCGAAACTGAGGGCGTTTTAAACTGGATCAAAGAGCGCGAGGCATGGGCGGCGCGGCACTTTGGCGATGGCGAGCAGTTTAGCGGGGGCGATCTTCAGCCAAATCTGTCAAACGTGGCCGGGGTGGTCGCACAAATGAAGTGGGGCGTGATCGGCAATCTTGGCGAACAAGGGATGAAAGACGTAATCCTTGAGCTTGTCAAAAAGCTGGAAGGCAAAAAAGAACGCGCCATCGATGACCTAAGCGATACGGTTAGAACCGCTTTAGAAAAAAAGGTTTCTGAACATAACGAAGAATATGGCGATGATCCAACAAAACGCGCCACGCTTGGAATGCTTGCAGAATGCTTTGAGCGCGGCGTTGGCGCTTATAAGGCAAACCCCGGCGGGGTTCGTCCCGGCGTTGGCTCGCCAGAGCAATGGGCTTATGCGCGTTGCAATAGTTTTCTATTCTGCCTTAGAAACGGGCGCTTCCAAGGGGGCAAGCACGACACTGACTTGCTGCCAGAAGGCCACCCGGAATCAACCAAAGGCGAGCGGTCTATTGATGTAGAATTGCGCGAAGCGGCAAAATGTGAGACATTAGAAAAAGCAAATCAAGAAAGGTCTGAGCAAATGAGCGAGGAACTAGAAGAACGCCACATCAAGAACGTTACTGAAACCGATGATTCTATCATTGTAGAATTTGGCAAATCAGAAGCGCCCGAAATGGTCGAAGAAACTTCTGGCTATGGCGGCAAGGATGAAGAAGAACGTCTTGAAATGGATGAAGCGGAACGCAAAGCCACAGTGGAAACGTTCCACCGGGCGATGGATATGGACGGGGAAGTCGAAGCGGAAGACCAGCGGCGCGTAACCATGTCGATTTCTTCTGAAACACCCGTTGAGCGGTCTTTTGGAATGGAGGTTCTAGACCATACCGAAAGAGCCGTTGACCTTAAATTCTTAAACAGTGGTCGGGCACCTTTGCTTCTTGACCACGACCCAGAGCGTCAGATAGGCGTGATCGAATCTGTAAACCTTGACACCTCGGCGCGGCGTCTCCGCGCGACTGTTCGCTTCAGCAAGGGCGAGCTTGGTTCAACTGTTTACGATGATGTCCGGGATAAAATCCGGCAAAACGTTTCTATTGGCTATCGCGTCAATAGAATGACACGCGATGAAAGCGCAAGTGATGGGAACATCTATCGCGTTGATTCGTGGCTTCCTATGGAGGCGAGCATTGTTTCTATCCCGGCTGATGACTCGGTGGGTGTAGGGCGCAAGGCTGAACCGCTTAAACCAGCAATTCCAAAAAAAGAGGATGTTCAAATGACTGAACAAAATAACGAGGCTCTTGCGGAACGCGCTCGCGCAGATTTCCAAAAGAACGCATCATCCATTTTGGCTTTAGGAGCCAAGCATAACAAACGTGATCTAGCTGAAAAAGCTATTGGTGACGGTCTATCAATCGAGCAATTCCGTGGCGTTGTCTTAGACGCTATCGCGGATGCGCCGCTTGAAATGCCGACCGATCTGGGCATGACGAAAAAAGAGCGCAACGAAGATTATTCTTTGCTCCGCGCTATTCGTGGTGCAATGAGCGGTGGCGTGTCTGGTTACGAATTGGAAGTTTCTAACGAAATCGCCAAGCGCACAGGCAAAGACCCTCGCGGCTTTTATGTTCCCACCGATATTTTCAAACGTGATCTGACAGTCGGAACAGACTCAGCCGGTGGCTTCTTGAAGCCAACCGATCACCTTGGCAACGAATACGTTGACGCGCTCCGCGCAAATCTGGTTATCTCTGGGCTTGGCGCTCGCATGATGACCGGGATGCAGGGCGATGTTGCCATCCCAGCGTTGAACGCAAAAACAGCCGTTGGGTTTGTTGCTGAAAACTCAGCACCCGGCTCTGAAGGCGCTCCAACTTTCCGTCAGATCACCATGTCGCCTAAGACTTTGGCGCAGCACGTTGACCTGTCACGCAAGTTGGTAATGCAGTCAGACCCAAGCGCGGAGCAAATCATCCGTGATGATATGACCCGTCAGTTTGCGGCGAAGATCGATGATGTGGCCATTGAAGGCGGCGGTTCTAACGAGCCAACCGGCATCACCGGCACAAGCGGCATCGGTTCAGTTGCAATGGGAACCAACGGTGGAGCGGTTACTTTCGCAAAGCTGGTTGATCTGGAAAAAGAAGTTGCTATCGATAACGCTTTAGCTGGCAACCTCGCATTCCTGACCAACCCAAAAGTGGTTTCAGCAATGCGCCAAACACCGCGTCAGGCGTCTGGTGTAGAAGGCAACTTTATCTTGAACGACACGAACACCCTTCTGGGTTACAATGTCGCCTCAACGACTCTGGTTCCTTCTGATCTGACAAAAGGCACATCGTCAGGTGTATGTTCTGCCGCTATCTTCGGAAACTTTAGCGAGTTGATGATTGCGATGTTCGGTGGATTGGATGTAACGGTTGATCCTTACAGCCTGTCAACTCAAGGTGCTACACGCATCGCGATGTTCCAAGACATCGATGTGGCAGTTCGTCATGCGGAGTCATTCGCGGCGATCCTCGACATCACCACATAAGACTAAATTAAGGCGCGGGGAAACTCGCGCCTTTTCCTAAAGGGGGAATCGGAATGAAGATTTCATTACTACGCGGAACGATTATAAACGGCGAAGCTAAAAGCGCCGGGGATATTGTAGAGGCAGACGATGTGCTTGCTTCTTTCCTTATGTCCACGGGGAAAGGCATCCCGGCAGATGAAGCGAAAAAATCTGATCGCTCTGTCGGTCTAAAAACGTCCACGGCCACTAAGGTCAAAAAGGGCAGTAAATAGGTTTATCGATGGCGGTTGAAACAGCGGCAGACAGAGCGGTTTTTGTTGATGCGGATGACTTCGGCGTTGCAGCGACTTACACCCCACAGGGCGGCAGCGCAGCGACCGTGAACGGCATCTTTGACAACGACATAGTTGAAGTTGACGCCGGGGGTGGCGTTCCGATGGCTGTTAGACAGCCTCGCTTTAATTGTAGAACCGCTGACGTTTCTGGCGCTGTTGATGGCGATGCGCTGACGGTTAATTCAACGGCTTACACTATTCGGGTCGTGGATCATGATGGAACTGGTATGACCACTCTAGCTTTGGAGAAAATCTAGATGGCGCATGTTAGAAAGCAGATCCGCGATAATATTCAAACCACGTTGACCGGGCTGACAACCACCGGGACTAATGTTTTTACTTCGCGGGTTTATCCTATACAGAGCGCGGCGATGCCGGGACTTTGTATCTACACCTCAAGCGAAACGGTTGAGGCCCAAACGATTAAGCCGCCGCGTGGTCTTATCCGCTCGCTTGAGGTGTCAGTTGAAGCGTATGTTGAAAATACAAACGCGGATGATGTTTTGGATACTATATCGGCGCAAATAGAAGCGGCGATGACTACTGATTTGACCAGGGGCGGCTTGGCAAAGGACACCCGGCTGATTGGCTTTGAAGCTGACTTTGCTGGTGAAGGCGAGCGTCCTCTATTCGTGGGTCGCTTTTCTTACGAAATTCTGTATTCTACCACGGAAACAGATGCGGAAACGGTCTATTAGAAAGGGCGTGAAAATGGCAAAAAGAATGCAAGTTTATCCACCAAGCGGCGGGGAGCCGATTGAGATAAGCGCAGAAGATTTAGCTTCATTTGAGGCTAAAGGATGGACGGCTTCACCCCGATCATCCAAACCGAAAGCGGCGAAAGCCGTTAAATCAACCCCCAAAAGTGAGGATTAAAAATGGCTACATTTAGCGGAAGCGATGGGGTGATCTTGGTTGGAACTGACCAAGTTGCCGAAGTTCGTTCATATTCTATCGATGAAACGATGGACACC